CTTCATTGCAGACATTGTGTTTATCACATTTCCATTTTTTACCAGTAGATTCTGGTTAATGGTAGAAAAGTTCTTTAGAACTTCTCTGGTTTCATTACTAAGTTTCATCAATTATTCTCCGTTGTGTCATGATTATGTAGAGCCATTATACCATAATGGATCACCTTTAGCAAGTCATTTCTGTTCTTGCCATCCTTTTTTCCGTATCTTTGGGAATACTTCAAAATATTACCGATACAAAAACCTTCTCCATGGCCCGAGTCCATGATAAATTCTGTTGCTTGAAATCTGTTGTGGGAATAATGTGCAGAGTAAGTTTTATCAATATACTCTTGCAACTCTTTGAGGATTCTATCCTCTGAATATTTGTAGTCAATCTTTTTCACAATTTACATCCTATAGTAGTGATGGGGGGATAATCCCCCCATCCAAAGTAGAGACTTAGTTAGAGTAACGAGACTCGTATGAGTAATCACCCTCAAACGCCTTCAGTCCGGCAGCGATAATCGCCTTTGATGGTTCACCTAGACGATAAGCAGTAGTTCCATCTACAGTATTAGTGTAAATGCAATTACCCTCATTTCTAAGTGTATCAATCATTGCTCTTGGGGAAGTCAAATCAAATTTAGTTCTTAGAGTTTTCCAAGTAATATTTTTACCACTTGAAAGAAGTTTTAGAACTTTTGCTTTTTTAGTTTGTGCTTTTCTAGCCATTTTATCTCCATTATTTAAAGTATCACATTATGTGATATTGCATATCATATCATAAAGAGGGGAAGATGTCAATACATTTTCCCCCTCTTACATTTGTTGTTTTACTTGATTTTAATCAGACGAGGTTTCTTCTCTTCTGGGATAATTCTCTCAAGTTCAACATTTAACAACCCATTCTCATAGGTCGCACCCTTAACTACCACATCGTCAGCAATAGTGAAAGAACGTGTAAATGCACGATTTGAAATACCTTTATGCAGATAAGTCGTATCGTCTACCAGTTCTCCATCTTTCTCTTTTGTTTTCACAACAAGAGTGTTTTCTTTTGTTTCGATTTCAATATCATCTTTACTGAAACCAGCAACTGCAATCTGAATTGCATAATGCTCGTCATCAACTTTAACGATATTGTATGGGGGGTAGTTTGTTGTTGTAACAAGACTATCATCAAGTAGTCTGTCAAACATTCTATCGAATCCGATAGAGTAGGTTTTAACCCTGTCGAAAGGGTCTGTAAGAGCTGTATTTACCATTTTGTTTCTCCTTTTTAAGCAAGTTACAGTGTGATACCCATTAGGCGTATCACGTTTATTTATAAAGTGGTAGTTTTTTGGGCGGAAACTACCAAAACCGTATTTTGTGACACAGAGTAAGCATATATTTTGTGTCAACAGGGCGTCTTACGAACTGCACCCTTATTATATATAACGCAAAAGGGGATAAATGTCAACCCCTTTTGCAACTTTTTTTATGCAGCCTCGGCGTATTCAAGTGCCTTATCAAGTGCATTCAACTTCACCTTACGGTTACGTCCATACCATGCAGACTGCAAGCGAGAGTCGTTCTCACGACCTTGCAAGTGGTCAGTCATGTGTGTGACTGAGTTAAATGCAGTCCACCATGAACCTTGAGCAAAGTTAGCGCCAGGTTGTGTATCCAAGTTTTCGTAGGCAATCTTTGCGTTACGAGAAGTGAAAGGAATAACATTGTCAACCTTTTCTTTCGCAGGCGCACCGAATACCTCATTGAAGTATTGGATTACGTTATCAGCAGTATATCGTTTTCCACCAAGGAATTCTGCCATTGATTTGTATTGTTCCATCTTCTCACGAGCAATACCCATCTGTTCTTTCACCATGTCTGGGTCGAATGCCTTACGGTGATTTACAGTAACCATCTTGTCAGATTCTTTTGACAAAGAAAGTGTGAGAGTGTTGTTACATACAACACGAATTGGTGTCATACGAATGTTGATAGACTTACCAAACTGGTGAGGGTTAGTAAACAGAAAGTAGTTATCTGTTTGATCACCATTGAACAACTCAAAAGACTCTTTGGTTTTTGCAAGAGCCCAAACCATCTGTCCATTTTTCAATGAACCAGCGGTGTGCATCTCCATGTCACCAGCAACAACATAGTCGTTGAAGAACTCAAATGCCTCTGAGTTTTGCACTGGATTCCAACCAGTTCCAACAACGTCTAAAACACTGTTGTCTGATGTGCGAACCAACGCCTCTTTGTTAGGAACGATAACACCTTGTGGTGTTACAAGTTTCTCTTTAGTGACTTTCCAATCAAGTCCAGCAGTTACCATAAACTGGTCTGGGGTCAAGTCAGCAGGGACTTTAGTTCCAAGTCCATGCCAAGGAAGTTCACCAACATAGGCCATCTGGGCCTGTCCATTTACGATTTCAAGTTCGTGTGCCATAATATAATTCTCCGTTTTTTTCAGTTTGTATATACATAATACCTTGTTTTGAGAACAATGTCAAGATGTTTTTGAAACAATTTCAAAATTTTTATCATCTTTTATGTGAACCCAACGTCCGTCAAATCCACCTTTATCTGTTCTGTTCTCAGAACGTAACATGAGAGCGGGCTGTCCTTGGAATACAGAAACCGCACGAATCATCCAGTTTTCACCATGCTGATTAATGCGATTCTTACCATGTCGAGTCTTACCCTTCAAGGTTATCCAATCACCGGCCTGCATTGAAAAGTTCCTTTGCAGACAAGAAAGAACCATCTTCCATAATAAATTTGATATCTGGTAATGAACCAAAACCAAGGATGCGTTCTTTAACCTTCACACCATTGATTTCTGTTGCAGACCACATATCTTCCATATGTTTCTTGAATTTTGGATCAATCATCTCAACTTCCTTTTCTCAACTTACATATACATTATATGTTATGAGAACAGGTTTGTCAAGCGGTTTTTACTAATTTTTTGAGTTTTTTTGCTGCTTTTTTCTGTGCCATCTCTAATTTCAACCTAGAGGCGAGCATTGTGAAGTTGCGTCCTTCCATATGGTCATATTCATGTTGGAAGATACGAGCAGTCAATCCTGTGAATTTACCCTTCTTTTGTTCACCATTGATGTCCATATATTCAAACTCAATGGTTTTAGGGCGTTTTAGGTTTAGGAATAGGAATGGAAAAGTTAGACATCCTTCACTGAAATATTCACTATCTTCTGACTCCCATATGACTTTAGGATTAAAGAATACTTCAATAGTATTATTTTGTAGGTCTGTATACATTACAAATGCACGAACAGACAATCCACACTGATTTGCAGAAAGTCCAATACCACGCATTGCGGCCATAGTTCCTTTCATATTATCAAAGAATTCTTGTGGTGTCAAGTCGTGTTTTTCTTTAAGTTCTTCAAATGTAATGTCTGGTAGTTTTACGTTTAGAGAGGGACTACCGGCCTCTAGTAGTTTGTATATCATGATGCAATCCTTGAAAAATTGTTGACCTTTTCAAATTTAATAATACTTCTGAACTTATCAAACAAAATATCTTGTTTGTGTGAGATGACAAACACATTCTGGTCATGAAATGTATTCAGAATTTTTAGGAAGTCATCTGTCCCTGTTCCATCCAACGAACTATCAAATATCTCATCAAGAATGAGTAGATTAGTGTTGGTTGAATTCTTCATCTTTGCAACTGCTCTCCATGTGAAGAGTAGTGCCAAGTCGATACGCATCTTCTCACCTTCAGAGAATGATGCATAAGAAAACTCATCACGAAAACGTGACTTGATAGTTTCGTTAAAGTTTTCGTCAATATTAAAGTTCACAAAGAAATCCATAGAACTGAGATATGTGTTTACCAACTTATTCATAATTGGTAAGTATTGTTTCACAATCTTTGTTTTAATACCACTGTCTTGTAAAAGGTTTCGTGCAACGTCAATATAGAACCTATCCTCACTCAACTTAGATTTTTGATCATCAATAAGTTTAATCTGTCCTTTGAGTTCAGATAACTTTTCTTTGTCCTCTTCAGATACAGAACCTCTTTCATAGGCCTCAATATCTTTCTGAAGTTTTGCATTGAACTTTTCTAACTCTGAAATAGAAGAACGAATCTTTGCAATCTCAACATCATTATTACGAATGGTTTCTAAGTTATTTAAGATTAGTTGGAGTTTGTCCTGTTCTTCTGATTCCATTCGGTCAATATCTCCGATAGCGGTTTCAAGTTCTCCGATTTTTGTAGTTCGTGATTCAATCTGCGTCTGCTTCGTTGCATCTGTGATTGTTTGTTCGCAAGTCGGACATTCATCGTTGTTCTGGAAAAATTTGATTTGACGGTCATGTTCGCCCCTTTTGTTTTGAAGTGCAGCCTCAGTCTTACTTAGTTTTCTTAATTTGTCTTCAATTTTTGTCTGTTCTTCTGCATCATAAGAGAGTTCAACCTTCTTGTTCTCAAGAGTGATAATCTCTTCTTGTTTAGAAGTAATCGTCTGTTCGTTTTCACTTACCTTT